GAGGGGTTGATCCCCTCCTTTTTTTATGGTAAAATGAATCGAGAGAATATTATCTTATGGACAAAGACAAACTCAAACTCATCGTCCGTAATCTGGAACTTTTAGTTGACTCTTTGAAAGCAGAAGTGTATTCTGACAGTCAAAGTTATTTGAACTATGAGGAAGTAAAGAAAGGATTGCGACACGACTACGACGAAATTTTTGAAGATGACGATGGATACCCGGATTAATAGAGCGAAAAAACTTGTTAAACTTTTAGAACGATTAGTTAAACAAGAGCATCTTTATACTGCTGAAAAAATTATAGAGATGAAGGGACAACTGCGAGTAGTAAAAGAAGAACTCGCACAAATAGAAGGAAAACTTTCAAAAGGATTTGGTAAGAAATGACAGTAAAACTTATTAGCGTTACGCCAGATGCAGAAAAAACAATGGCATATGTTGCTCGAGTTAGCAACCCTGCGAATCAAGACAACGAAAACTATGCCAAGTTGCTTGCTTATTGTATTAAGCATAATCATTGGTCTGTTTTTGAACAGAGTTTTATGACTTTGGAGATTGAAACGAATCGTGGTATCGCAGCACAGATTTTGCGTCACCGTTCGTTCACATATCAAGAATTTTCGCAACGATATGCTGATACAAATCTTCTGACAGAATATATTCCTGTTCCAGAACTTCGTAGGCAGGATACAAAGAACCGTCAGAACTCCACAGATGATCTTGAAGGTTATCTCAAACTAAAACTCCAAAGTGAAATTCAAGAGCACTTTGCGGCATCTAACGCCCTCTACAAGCGCCTTTTGGATCACGGGGTGGCAAAGGAGTGTGCAAGGTTTGTATTGCCCTTGGCGACGCCCACACGTATCTATATGTCCGGTTCTTGCAGGTCGTGGATACATTATATTAATCTTCGCTCTGCAAATGGTACTCAAAAAGAGCATATGGATATTGCAAATGAATGTCGTCGTATCTTTATTTGCACTTTCCCAACAGTTGCAGAAGCACTTGGATGGAAGTGTCCTAACAATGATTGTGGTTGTGAAGAGATTCTTTCGCTTCAACCTTCTATTAGGATTGATTAATCACTCTAAATAAATTATCTTGAATTCGTAACTTTATGGCGACTTATCCTGTAATTAATACAACCACTGGTGAACAGAAACAAGTGGAAATGAGTGTCCACGTCTGGGACCAGTGGAAAACTGATAATCCTGAATGGATCCGCGATTGGTCAGATCCTTCGACTTGCCCATCTCCTGGTGAGATTGGTGAGTGGAAGGATAAACTTGTCGCAAGAAATCCTGGATGGAATGACATCTTGCATAAAGCATCAAAGGCTCCTGGTTCACGTGTAAAGAAAATTTAAATTACAAATATGGCAAGAAGAAAAAGAGGAAACACTGACCAACCAATCGGAGTTGGTCTGACTTCAAAACAAATGAAGCGCAAAAAACCATTAGGTTCTGAATATTTAATTGATATTGATCCTCTTACAGATAATCAAAGAAAACTCTTTGGTTCTTATGCTGATGGAAAGCACATTGTTGCTTATGGATGTGCTGGAACTGGTAAGACCTTTATCACACTTTACAACGCTCTTGTAGATGTTCTGGATGAATCAACTCCTTATGAAAGAATCTATCTTGTTCGCTCATTAGTTGCCACAAGAGAAATTGGTTTCCTTCCTGGTTCTCACGACGATAAGGCAGATATTTACCAGATTCCTTATAAGAATATGGTAAAGTATATGTTCCAGATGCCTTCTGATGCAGACTTTGAGATGCTCTATGGCAACTTAAAGTCACAAGAAACAGTTAAATTCTGGTCTACCTCATTCCTTCGCGGAACAACTCTGGATAACTCAATCATTATTGTGGATGAGTTCCAAAACCTAAACTTCCACGAACTTGATTCTATCATTACTCGTGTTGGTGAAAATACCAAGATTTGTTTCTGTGGTGATGCATCACAGTCTGACTTGCAGAAAACAAATGAGAGAAATGGTATTGTGGACTTTATGTCAGTATTGCGTAAAATGCCATCATTTGATATAATTGAGTTTGGTGTAGATGATATTGTTCGTTCTGGACTTGTCAAGGAATACATTCTTGCAAAAATGGAAGCAGGTTTTTAATGTTTGATCACGTTGATTTGATTCTCCCTAAACTTGAAAGGGAGACTATAGATGGTGTTCGTTATTATAAAGTTCCTACTGAAGAAGAACTTCTCCGACTGGTCTCCATTACTTCGGTGACCAGTCATTTTAATAAGGAAATCTTTATCAACTGGCGTAAGAAAGTTGGTAACGAAAAGGCAGAGCGTATTACAAAAGCGGCAACGAGTCGTGGAACTGATATGCACACACTTGTAGAGCATCATCTTAAAAATGAGCAATTGCCAAAAGTTCAACCTCTATCAGATTTTCTCTTTAAAATTTCAAAAACAGACTTAAATCGTATAAATAATATTTACGCCCTTGAAGGGTCCCTATATAGTAAGCAATTAGGAATTGCTGGGACGGTTGACTGCATTGCCGAATATGACGGTGAGTTAGCAATAATCGACTTTAAGACTTCTAAAAAACCAAAACCACGAGAGTGGATTGAACACTATTTTGTTCAATGTATGGCATATGGATGTATGCTATACGAACTGACTGGTATTTCAGTCAAAAAACTTGTAATCATTATGGCTTGCGAAAATGGAGAATGCGTCGTTTATGAAGAAAGAGACAAATCAAAGTACATCAAACTTCTCACCGAATACATTAGAAAGTTTGTTAGAGATAAACTGGAACTCTATGGAACCGAATAAAGAACTAGAACAGGCAATAGAAAGTAAATTTTTAACACCTTCAAAATTTGCTCTTGAAATCGAAAAGATTGTTGCAGAAGAAAACTTCAACTATATTGACGCCATCTGTCACTATTGTGAAATCAATAGTCTTGAGGTAGAATCAGTTACAAAACTGATTTCAAAACCTTTGAAAGAACGATTAAAGTGGGACGCAACTCGTCTTAACTTTATGAAGAAAACTTCGAGAGCAAAACTGCCTTTATGATCGTGACTCCCTTTGAAACTTATCAACATTATTTGTCACTCAAAAATCATTTCACAAATCCAAAATACGACTTCTTTAAATACGGTGCGAAGACTCGTGCCAGTATGACATCCTTTAATAAACGTAAGGACAAATACTGGTTCGAGAAGACAAGTCGCAAGTATTCGGACAAAGAAGTCGTAGATTTTCTAGTATCAAACTTTGTAGCATCAGACACACCTGGTAATTTATGGATTGGAGAAATTATCAATTCTGGAGAAAGAACTTACGCAGATTGGATGCGGAGACAACAGAGTTTGAGTTACTTGTTCAAAGAACAAAGCAGCGAATTGTTCTTGGAGACAAAATTAGACGATGCCTTGAATTGTTCCAAAGGTCATCCACCCGTTCTTAAAAAGTTCCTGAGCGGGAAGATTAGCCTAGAAACACTAGTCATATACAATAAAATATTCCTGTTCGGGAATATGTTTGATAAGAAACTTTTGGACCCGGTGTGGGAAACCGTTAGTTTAAAAATCAAAAAATACACACCATTCCTAAATATTGATGTGTTCAATTACAAAAAGATTTTACGGGAAATCATAGATGAGTAACTTTTTTGATTCTGATATTATTCAAGACGAACTGAAAGAAATCAATCAGTTACAAGAGAGTATTTACGGAAGTATTCTCACTTTCGGTATGATGTCCCGTGAAGATAAACTGGAACACATTGAAAAACTCGAGCTCTTGCTAGAAAAGCAGAGAGTGATGTATACTAGGTTATCCCTTTCAGACGACCCCAAAGCGGTTGAGATGAAAGAGAACCTACGCAAGTCAGTTGCGCTGATGGGATTCCCACCAGAAACTGATATGAGTTTACTTTTTAGTAGTATGAATAAGACCATTGAATCTCTGAAACAATACATTGACAGGTGATCCAATTTTCGCTATACTATCCAAGTAAATCCCCCGAATCCAATTAATCCGAGGTAATCCAAATGTCGTTTTCCGACCTTAAAAAGCAATCCAAACTTGGCAATCTGACTGCCAAACTGGTAAAAGAAGTTGAAAAAATGAATACTAGCAGCGGTTCTTCCGATGACCGTCTGTGGAAACTGGATGTAGATAAGAGCGGCAATGGTTATGCCGTTATCCGTTTCCTTCCTGCTCCGAATGGTGAAGACCTGCCGTTCGTGAAACTGTATTCCCATGCCTTCCAAGGTCCTGGTGGTTGGTATATTGAGAACTCTCTGACCACTTTGGGTGGTAAAGATCCTGTGTCGGAACTGAACTCCGAACTGTGGAACAATGGTACTGATGCTGGTAAGGAACTTGCCCGTAAGCAGAAGCGTAAACTGACCTATGTTTCCAACATCTATGTGGTGAAGGATCCTGCCAACCCTGCCAATGAAGGTAAGGTGTTCCTGTTCAAGTATGGTAAGAAGATCTTCGACAAACTGACTGCTGCAATGCAACCCGAGTTTGAAGATGAGGAAGCAATCGATCCGTTTGACTTCTGGCAAGGTGCTAATTTCAAACTGAAAGCAAAGAACGTTGCTGGTTATCGCAACTATGATTCCAGTGAGTTTGCTGCTCAGGGTGCTCTGCTTGACGATGATGATGCAATGGAAGCAATCTGGAAGAAGCAGTATTCTCTTGCCGAACTCGTTGCTGCCGACCAGTTCAAGTCCTATGATGATCTGAAAAAGCGTCTGGACTATGTGCTTGGTTCCAAAGGTTCTCGTCGTGTTGATGAGGAAGTTGCCGAAGAGGAAGAGTATTCTCGTGGTCCTGTGAAGGATCTTGATGAAGATCTTCGCACTGAACTCAACAATCTTCAACCCACTCGTCGTGCTGCTGCACCTGTGGAGGATGAGGATGACGATGCACTTTCCTACTTCGCCCGCTTGGCAGAAGACTGATTAGGTGCTATAATACTGGGGAGGCAAGGGTCTCCCCTTTTTTATGAAATCTGATTTTTACGTTGATAGGATTACCAAACAGCAGGCAGAAGAACTGCTGCTTAAATATCACTATCTTAAAGATATATCAAAGGGATTCAAGTCTGGATATAACTATGGTCTTTTCAAGAAAAATGAGTTCTCCCCACTAAATATTGGTGGTTTACAGGGAGTCTGCATCTTTACAGGACTTCCAGTTCCAGAAATCGCAAAGGGAGCATTCGGTCTTGAACGAAATCAACAACAAGGACTCTTCGAACTCTCTAGACTCTGTATCCACCCAGATACACAGTCACAGGAGCACAACATTACTTCTTGGTTCGTTGCAAAAGCGATTAGACAGTTTCGCAAAGACACAGAAGTCTCAGCAATCATATCTTATGCTGATAGCGATTTTCATAGCGGCACAATCTATCGCGCTTGTAACTTTAAATATTGCGGTCTTACAGACGCAAAGAAAGATTTTTACTTTGCAGACGGCACCAAACATTCAAGAGGCAAAATAAAAGGTGCTGAGGGAGAATGGAAAGATCGCTCCCGCAAGCACCGTTATGTAATGGTTTTTGATAAGAGTCTGAAACTCTTATGGTCCGATGAGACGAGTGTTCTCAGTACGGGCTAATTTATCATCAATAAATTGAGAACTTTCACCATACTTCATAATTGCTCTCATATCGTTTAAGAATTGTTGTAGATATGATCTGTCAAGAACATCGATTTCTCTTTTTTGATCATTTAGTGTAACTTCATACTCATAGTTTGAAACACCAATGACTGGATTTATTTCCCCAGTTGTATCAGAAGTAAAGGTGGTAGTTTCATTTGGTCCAACATTTTTATAAGTAGAACCAGATGATACGATTATCTTAAAGTCAGAATCTACAATTTTTCCTTTTGGTAGAATTAATCTTCCATTTTGATCTCTAACTTCAACAGTTTCATAGTGATGAATATCATTTAATTTTTCTGGTGTATATTTGTTTTCTGCATATTCGTAAATATCACGATTAGAAAGAGGCCATTGATGTCTTACACTTATGATACCAGCAGTAATTAAAACAACCCAATCATAATCTGGACTTCCATAAAGTAAATCAGCAACGGTATCAGGTCTTGCATTTTGTGGTATTTGAAATTTAGCATATAAAACTGCCTTATCTTGTAACCAATCTAAAAACTTAACTCTACGAAATAAGTTTTTAACTCTTATATAATCCCTTGAAGAATTTTTGTGTGGTAGGGATGATGGTATTTCTAAATCTGGTAGTTCTCTGAAATAACTCATTTTAGTAACCTACTCCATCTGCTGCTTCTTCTTGACCATAATCTTCATAGTATACAGGATCAATTTCTTTGAATACTAATGACATTTGTAAGTGAACTGGACTTCCATCTTCATAAGTTGCATAAGTTCCAGATGCCGTATAATTAACCGACATATCTGTCAAAGCACAAGGTTTGAAAGTATTTAAGAATGGGTGCTTCTTTGGACCCATCTTATATGTTAATTGATATACACTTGGAGAATCAATAAAAAATCCAGATCTGTTGTTTCCAGTGCCTGCACCACCATTTCTTGCAGACATTGTTGACTTTAATGTTCTGATAATTCCTTTAACTTCTTCTGCTTCTTTTCTAGATCTTGGAGCAAGATCGAATGTAAATTGAAATCCTCTAAGATTTATACCTTGAAAGAGAAGTTCTAAATTAGAATTCATAACCATTCCAGTTGTTCTGGCAATCAATCCACTGGTACTTACATTTCCACCAAGATTATTTACTGATTCTCCAGCCAATTTACTAATAAAAGCTTTTTTAAGTGCTTCGTTATTTGCAAGTTGTGTAGAGTAACTTCCAGCAGCTTCGATTATTTTCTGTGCAGCTTGAGTTGGACTTGTTACACCCTCACCAAAAATTCCAACACCAGCGGCACTCATTGGATCTAATCTATCTTCACCCCAAGTTACTGAATTACTATCACTTACGTTTTGGGGTATTGGTAAAATTATATAATGTGTTGGACTTGATTTACCTGCCTTATTTTGCTGCTGTCTTTGTTGCAGTGAAGGAATTTCGAGTGGTGGTCCAAAGTCAATACCACCAGCAATATAATCAAATATTTTTATTTCTAAGTAGTCAGAAGTACTATCTATTCTCTTCATTGGATACCGAAAGGTATTCTTTCCACCACCATTGTTAAAATACTCGGGTGTCGTGGTTACATTAGAATATGCATTATCGTAAGCATTTTCTGCCGAAGCAGTTGCATATGCTTCACTACCCATTGAAGCACCGACGTTGAGAGGCATTTATACTACTTTTTTAAGTATTTAGACGGAAATTTGCAAAAGGTATCGCCTGCAAATCCTTAATCTCAGATGGATATACCTCATATAATGATCCTGCCACCTCATTCCAGGTATATTGGCGAGTTTCGCCCCAATGCATATTTAAACCCTTGAATCCCCATTGAAACACATCAGTTACGGCAACAAGAGGATTTTGATCGTATCTTATATTTGGGGTCTTGGCATTATAAACAAAGATATAAAACTTACCAGGACTTGGAACTTTTCCAGTTTCTTGAACAACTTCTAAAAGTTCAAGCATTAAATCATCACCGCTTTCTTTTCCAGTAATACCATCAAGTACAGAACGAACTCTGTTACGATTAGTATCCGTATCTGTTGGTTTTTTTGCCGCTCTTTGTTCAGCAAGTTTTCTTTTTTGTGACTGGAGTAGAGTTTCTCTCTTTTCTGCCATTACTTGATACCTAACTCGTTCTCCGTTAGAACTTTAAATTCATAACCACGATCAGCACACCATTCTTTTGCTGCTTCCCACTTTGCTTGATTTTTAGCATACTCATATGCTTCTGCAATATATCCTTTTGTTTGTCTTTTAGGTTTTGGTGGAGGAAGTGTTTGTCTTTTTGGTTTAATCTCAATCACATATTTTTTGATTGATCCGTTCT